GAATATCCTCATTCGACCAGCACAGTGGGCGAGAAAGCCTTCAGCGTAACTCAGTTCAGGGATCGAGTTATACATCGACCACGCTTGAAGTTGCCAATTCTGACGAAGCATTCTCTGACGCTGAGCTTGAATCTTGTCGCCAACGTCGATCTCAGTCGACGCAGCTGTCAGTACGCGAAACTTCTTGTGTGGTTTGACAGTCGTCTTCTTACGCTGTTCCCACCCTGACGTTTTCGCGGCGGTCGTCGCCATTACTGCCTTTCAGCGAGATAGCCACTAACAAACGAGAACGCTGGTACGCAACACACGTAACTGAACCACGCCCCATTGAAGTACGCGATCGCGACGATAGGGATCGCGACCCAGATCGAGACACACCACGGACAAGTAATCAGTTTCCATAGAAACGAGTAGATCGATCCTGGCTTGACGTCAGTCTTCGAATCGACGATCGCGTGCGTCATCATGTCAGTCTTGACGTACTCGACGTGCGACTTCGCTCGAAGCCACTCTCGAATACCCGCTGTCAGCGTGTCGTCGACGAAGAAACGTGTGACACGAGCGACACAGAGCGCGTAGATCACGAAGAGCAAGAACGAGTGCGTCACAGCGACAACGCTCTCAAGGCAGCGAAGGTGATCGTGTTCCCGCCCCCCGTCAAGAGCGGTGCAGCGAACTCGATCAATGCTTGACCGTCGAGCTGAAGCGTGAAGGTGTAGTACTCGCCCTCTGGCGTCGTCCCTGAGTCATTCGTCGCGTTCACCACGAATGGCTGACCACTCTGAGCGACGAGCTGACCAGCGTCATTGAGAACGCCACAGATAGGAGCTGCTGATTGTTCGACGCTCCCGTTCGACAAAACCGCGCTCGGCTTCGCACAGAACGTACCTGAAGCAACGCTCCCGTCAGGATTCTCAAAGGTGCCCGTGATCGTGATCGCTGTAAAGCTCACGCATCGACCTTTCGCTTCCACGGTGCAGGCTGACCGAGTGCTTTCAACTTAGTCCCACAACCACACCCGCGACCTTGATTGATGATGAAGCCCTTCGTGAGTGTCGCGACTTCGATTCGCTCGTTAGTTCCCAACTTCGCTTGACACTGAGACACGCTGAACGGCTCAGCGAGTTTCACTTCGAGGTATATCCCGGGTGTCCCGTTCCCGTCTGCACGCCACACGATCATTCGATGGCTCGTGATAAACACACGAACCTTCGTCATCAGTGAGTCGTTACCGACCTCGAGTACTTCAGCCGGGTAGACGTCGCGACACAGGATCTCGTCGTCCACGTCGAACTACAGACCAGTGGCGACAACCGAAGATGCGACGATCGTTGCGACACTCACCGTGACTTTGATGTACCAGCCAGCCGGCACGTCGACGACGAGCGTCTGACTCGCGACAGCGTTCGCAGCAGTCGCGGGAATCAGGTTGTGGGTCGTCGTGAAGTTGTCAGGACTGATGTCGACCTTGACTGTTCCCGCTGTGCCACCGGTGATCCCGATGAAGTACTTCTGCTTCGCGGTGCCAGCGTTCTGCGCTGCTGTGCCACTCGTAAGAGTGACAGTCGTGAACGTCGGCGCGTTCGGCGCGTTATTGATGACTGATTCCAACGCTGCGAGAGCGTTGCCACCACCGAGGTCATTGACCCAGGTCGCGAGTTGTTCGAACGTGTCGAGGTTTGCACCGATCGGGGTTGGATTGATGATTGACATCTGTTGCTCCTTTGTAGAACTCGCGATAATGCTACTGGTCAACAGGCACGAAACGGGTGATTCAGCCCTGACGGGCTTTGATGCGTTTCGCCATCGCTGAAGTAGCAGGGACTTTGGGCTTTTCTTTGGGGCCAGCGCCAACCGGCGATGAGACTTTTGCAGGACCACCGAGAATGTACTTCTCTTTGATGTACTGACTCGTCATGTCGACTTGGTCGTCGTGAGTTCCCTTGTCAAACGCTGTGTGTTCATTGATGAAGCCTTCGACGTCCCACGCGAGTTCAGGTGTCTCACTCGCGATCTCTTTCGTCGGTAGCCAGATATTCCCAGACCTCACAAAGACTGAGCCAGCTTCAGCTCTCGCAAGTTTGCTTTCTGTCGGGTTCACGTCGATGATCCCCGGGACTTGCTTTCGTAACACATTGATGACAGCAGCCCCGTTCGCTTTCTCTTCGATGTAGATCGCTCTCGTTCGTGGGAACAGTCGCTTCAGTCGTAGAACCTCTTCGAGGGTCGCTGTGAAGTCGAGTCGCGATCGCATGACGTAGATCAGAAACGAGTCAGGGCCTTTCTTCGCCCAGACACCACCGACAACGTAGTCAGTTCCCTTCGTGTCTTTGAACGTCATGTCCCATGATTGATTGATCTCATAACCGGGAACGTCGAAAACTCCACCGGCCTTTCGAGTCCAAAGAACTGTGTCATATCGATGCCACCACTTCTTCTTGAAGACGTCGCCTTCACCGGGGGTTGGCTTTCCTTGATACTGAGCTGACCAATATCGCGGTGGCGTCACGTTCATCGTTGCTTGCCATTGAGCGAGTGTTCGCCCACGGGTACTCATTAAGAACTCACCGGGCTTACGACCGAGAATGTCTTTCTCGCCCTTCTTGGGATCGTGATCAGCGAGCGCGGGAACGTTCACGACACGCCAGACGTCTGTGTCAGCGATGCCCGCTGCTTCGTCTTCTTTTTGCTGTGTGATCAGACGACCGCGAAGGTCTAACTCGTGCCACGCAGTAGCGACTTCCATGACCGGCGCGAACGCTGCGAGTCGTGGTCGAGCGACAGTGAACCACCAGTCCCACGCGAAGAGCGACTGAATAGTCGAGTCAGCAGCTTTGATGTCTTTGACGGGGTCGTCAATGATCAGTAAGTCGACTGGTCGTGATGTAAGACCACCACCAATGCCGACACAGTACATTGAGCCGCCTGTCGTGAGCGACCACTGTGACATCGCTTTCTGACCAACAACGAGTCGTAGCCCGAGATCGATCGTCCCATCAGTACCGTTGAAGCGTTCGATGTCTGAGCGAATCCACCACCCGAACTTGCCAGCAACACGACCGTCGAATGACGTGATCACTATCTGAAGCGTTGGGAACTGACGAAGAAGCCACAACGGGAAGTAACGAGTCGTCAGCTGACTCTTACCCTCCTGTGGTGGCGCTGACAAGATCAGTCGGTTATTCCCATTGTCAGGGATCTCGATCGCTGCTTGTTCAGTCGCTTCTTGAATGTCCATTCCCTGTTTGACGAGTTCGGACATTCGATTCTGTCGATCGAGCATGACAATGATCGCGTCACGAATCAGCAAGAGTTCTTTGTCGATCAGATCCATGAGTGGCGTTTGAACTCGTCCCGGGTTCATCGCGTTCGCGAGCGAGCTAGGTGTCGGGTATTCGAGGATTCTCTTCAATCGCTCAGCCTCAGCGCGAAGAATCGCTTGATCGTCTTTCGAGAGAAGCATCCAACGTCGCTGAAACTCTTCGGGCCCTAGTTTGAGAAGCTTGTTCGCTGACGCTGTGAGAAGGGCCATTATCGCTTTTCGTAATGCTTCGCGAGGATCTTTCTGGCCAACGCTGACGGGGCGATCTTCAGTTCAATCGCTTCAGCGTCAAGTCGCGCTCGTAACTCAGGAACGATGCGAATATGTAGAAGCGCGGTTCGATTCTGCTTGGGCTTTGCATCACTCACCAGTCAGTCGACCAGTCAGGAAGATCGACCATGTCGACTGTTTGACCAGCGAGAACGTGCGTACAGTCACCGAGAAACTGCCACTGTCCCGCTGTGACAAACGAGTGACAAGTCGTTGGTTGCCCCGGTGCTACTTGATGATTCGGCTTATGGAAGTGATCGCCTTCGTTCCATTGAGTACCCGAGACTTTGATTGACGGGGTGATCGTCGGTGATTCGAGATCCCCATCGAACTGCCACTTCGTTTCTTTGTTCTCAATCTCAATCGAGTGAACATCGTCGCAGCCAGGACACCACATGATCAGTCTCGTGCCATGATCGATGCCGTTAGTACTCATCCATTTACGAACTTGTAACTTCACCAGCCACTCGTCCTGTCGAACGTCACACCTTCGGGCATGATCACCCCACTGCCGACACGTCGCGGTAACGCAGCACGTACAGCAGCCGGCAACGGTTTCGCTTCGTCACGTTCGAGCGCCCAACGAATCGCTTCAGTGACCCATTCAGTCTTCGTACAGCCAGCGCGACCT